GTGCGGCGAAGCATATCCTCGCCCGTATCGAACGGAAGCGGGAAGCGTTGAAGGAGTCCGAGTTGGGGTTGCGCCGTAAGCGGATCGAACTCGCTCAGAAACAAGACGAACTGGAATCAGCATCCGGGTACGCCGCCGAACTGTTAGAGATCGACATTCTGGAACTGTCGTCACAGATCGAATCGACGCAGAACTACCAGCGGGGTGCCGTCCGTGAGGTGACGTTCCTCGTTCACCAGTACGAAGCAATCTGCGACAAGTTAGGTGTCGAAGTCATCACCGAAGAAATGTACGAGGCGAACGAGTCGAAGGCTCAAGTGATGCGGGCGTTCTCGCAGGCGCTCGCCGCCGCCCGCTCACGGCAGGGCTTGATCGACGAAGGCAACTTCATCTTCTTCCAAGACCTCGGCATCAACGGTGCCGCCGCCCAACGGGAACTCATCACCTACCTCGAAATGGAACAGCAGATGCTCAACGAGGGCAAGGTGCCGACGTTCGAGGTTCAGTACGGCTGGCTGGATGCGGTCAGCGACAAGTTCGCCCCACAAGTCGCCTTGTACGCCGAGCATCGTGGACTCATCCCGCAAGTCGAAGCCGCCCTCGCACAACCGAAGGAATTAACAGTATGAAAGTAACAACGTATACCTTGAACGCCGACGGCACGATCCCCGGGTTCGTGACTAACGGCGGCTACTTCCCCGATGCCCGTGTCGGCGACTCTCCGCAAGACTGGACACTGGTCGGCGTCTGTGCTGATGACGCTCCCGGCGACGCGATGACCGAAGCCGAACTCGTCACCTACGTCGAAGCGTTCTCACCCGTGTTCACCAACGAGATTGACGGCACGGAGACTCCGGCGGCGGATGTTGTCGCCACATGGTGGGCAGTAAACGCCCAGTAATTGCTCCCGCGCTATCGCAATAAGAACAACCATCAGGGCGCGAACTCGCTCTAATTGGGCTCTCTCACTGTGATAGAATGTTGCTGTGTCGGGTGACCGACGAAGGACGAGACATGGCGGCATAAGATGACACTGTACACAGAAGACGGCGCGATTCTCTATTACGGAGAAGGTCTATACGGAGAAGGCTCGTACAACGATCCTGAAGGCCAAGACTTCGAAACCTCTGTAGTCAATAAGGCGCTAACACCGCTACCGCCGCCAGTCTTCTCAGGTCTCTTTCTACAGGAAGACGTTATTCTCGACACTTTAGTGTTGAACTCAATTGACTCAAATAATGTCATTTGGATCTGCACAGACATTGAAGGCTGGTGGGGTCTTCCAGACCCGGAGGTTCCAGACATTCCTCGCGGATGGGGAGACGGCTCTTATGAGGCAAACGGCCGCTGGGCCGCGCGACAGATAAATCTTACTGGAGTATTTTTTCCGCCAGGGCCGGAATACGTGTCTACGGCAAGAGACACCCTAATTCGTGCAGCGTCTCTCGCTCGGCAAGGCGCGTGGCTGAAGACAAATGAATCGCCGACAAGAGCGTCATTCGTGAGACTCAGCGGCAGACCTGAGATACAAACAGTGAACTCTCGAGGGAAGACGGAGTTCTCGATCGGTCTACGCGCGTCCGACCCGATCAAATACTCTTGGGATGACTCAGACGCACTTGGTTACAGCTCAGTCACTATTCCGTGTAAAAATACGTCAACGGCAGAGACTGGCGCCGCGACAATCACCAACCTCGGAAACACTAACGTTACGATGTTTCTTGAAATTGACGGCCCTGTAGTTGGAAACGCTACAATTAAAAACACTACAACAGACCAAACGCTTACAATCGTCGAGTCTGTTGCTTCCGGTGAGCTTCTCGAGATTGACACGTACAAGCACGAGGTCGCGCTTGACGGCGACGTTCTTGGCGCCCGCGTGTATCTCGACACTCTTACGGATTGGCTGGAGCTCACGCCAGGCAACAACTCGATAGTCTTTGAAGATCTTGGTGACGCAACATCGGACGCGGTACTCACTGTGTACTATCGCTCCGGTTGGATAGGCTAAACTACAATGACAACATTTGATCCAGCGCAGCCAGTGTACCGCTACTTTGTCGCGGACCTAATGACAAACTCGGTTCTTGCCGAGATACCTTTTACAGGCGTCACGTACGACAGAGCTCTTAAAGGCGCCGGAACATTTTCAGGGCAGGTCGCTGTTCTTGACGACACAGTAGCAGCAAACCTGTACGACTACACAGTCCCGGGAAAAACCTCGCTATACATTGTAAGAAACAATGTCTGCGTATGGGGAGGAATCATTTGGGGAAGATCGTACAGCATCACTGAAAAAGTTCTAAACGTCAGTGGGTCAGAGTTTACGAGCTACCTCTACCATCGCAACATTTGGAAGACGTACAGCCATGACTTTGCCGGAACCACTGTCGTTGATGTTCTTGGTAACGCAACAACTACGTTGACATTTGGTTCATTTAACTTTGTCCCTGGCTCAACAATCGCAGTCGAGTTCTACGAGGTTGGAAACTTTCAATACAGCGGCTACTACACAGTCCTTTCACTCGGGCTGTCGTCAACAACCGTGGCGGTTAGCATTCCAGGAATGCCTGCCGGGACGTATGACAACACGACGGTAAGAGTTCGCGTAGATACATATGACTACGTTCGGCAGCTACTCGATCAGATGAACATTGACTTCTCTGGCATACAATTTCCAAACGGAGAAATTGAGCCGACGCTTACTCTCGACTACGACATCACGACAAAGTCACTGACTTCTAATGTAGCGACATTGACGACGTCAACTGCACACAACATGATACCCGGTCAGTCAGTTCTGGTAAAGAACGTTGACTCGACGTTCGACGGCACGCACACGGTTGTATCAAAGACTGACACGACATTTTCGTACGCTAAGACAGCATCAAACGTTGGCAGCACCGCGGTTTCAGTTGTGTCAAGAACAGTGTCTCAAAAAGAGATGTCTGAAAACGTTGCCACTCTTACTACAAGTGTTGCTCACGGTTTTTCAGTCGGACAAACCGTTGACATTGAAAACGTCGATTCGCTTACCTCAGACTACGTAATATTCAACGGCACTCACACGATCACGAGTGTTCCATCCTCGACTACATTTACGTACTCGGTCTTTTCATTCGAACCGAACGTCGACGCGACCGCCGTGTCTGGAACCGCGACGTTGACGCCAAGAGCTCTTTCGAGCACATACGGACCGTATCCCGCGAATGCGGACATCGGAATCGAGTACTCGACCGCGGCGTACAGCGGCGTCAATGTTCCAAACGTCACCTACCGCGGCTACGAACTTCGCTCGATTGGTGAAGAACTCGACGAGTACTCAGACACTGTTGACGGCTTTGAGTATCGGATTGACTGCGAATACGATTCATTGACTGGCACGTTTACTCGAACGTTCGTGCTTCTTCCGATCAACTTCCCCAACCCGCCGCCTGCTGGAGAAGCCGCTCCTCTAAGTAGATACGGCGCTGATCAGTTCGTATTCGAGTATCCTGGAAACGTAAATGAAGTTTCTATCAGCGAATCTGCTGAAAACTCAGCGACTCGATTCTTTGTTGTTGGCAACATCGGCGATCTTGGCTCAGATGCGAGTCAACCATACGCCGTTGCCGCTGATACCGGGCTACTCGACGCTGGATGGCCACTGCTCGATATGGAGGAGACGCGTGGAGAAGCGTACGACGAAAACATTCTCTACAGCTACGCCTCGCGCTATTTGGCAGAGTTTCGTCCACCGCTCACCGACATGTCGATCACAGTCAACGGCTCACTCGACCCAACTGTTGGAACGTACTCTCCAGGAGACTGGTGCGCGCTCATTGTAGACGATCCGTTCATTCAACTTCGACTTTTGAGCAGCCTTGAGCCGAGAGACGACATTATTGTTCGTAAGATCGAAGGTTTCTCAGTAACAGTGCCGGACGGCAACACGTTCCCTGAGACGGTGCAGCTACAACTTGTAGCCGAGTCGGAGGTAGATAAGATTGGCGAGTAATCTTAGAAGAAGCAAAAGAACGTTCGGTCAAAGATATCTAAGAACTGAGCAAAGAGCGTCTGCGTCCTCGCGCAACCCAGCGCCGCGAAGAATCGGTGCAAGAGTTATTACGACAAACAATATTGCACCGAGATCTGTGACTACGGTCGTGCTAGCAAACGACGTTGTTCAAGACATCGAGTACGCTCAGGCCGCTGCAAACGGTAAAAATACGATCTACTACAGCGCAACGGAGCCGTCTGGCGGCACGTACACTGAAGGCGATTTGTGGTTCGAGACAGACAACGACAACGCGCTAGCACGCTGGGACGGCGCAGCGTGGCAGTCGTTTGGTCTGGGCAACGCGGCGTTCTCAAACATTGACGCCGGTAAGATTACATCTGGCACGATCAGCACTGCTATTCTCTTCGCGGGAGAGCTCACCGCTGCTCGAGGAACGTTTGGTGGATTTATTTCCGCTGGAAACGTTCAAATTGGCGACGGCATCTACAGCAATGCAAATTATCGCGGAGTGACACTCGATTCTGGGAACTCGAACAACGCCTGGTACGTAGACACGTCGACTGGAAATGTGTACTTCAAGGTCGGTAGTGCAACTCAATATATGACGTGGAACGGCACTGCGCTGAACATCGTCGGTACCATCACTGGCTCAACAATTAGCGGTACTACTATCACCACGTCGACGTTTTCCGCAGGCAATCCAACTGGCGATGGCGTATCAATCACTGGCACTCAGGTGCTTATTAACACGACTGGCACTACCTCGAGCGCGTCTCTTAAGTTTAATACAAACGCAGGCTCTGGCACAAACTATATTACGGGGGATAAAGCATTAGAAATTACAACAGGCGGAAGCAGTAAAACTTTCATCAACATGGGTAACACAAGCGGCTCCGGCGTGGGCAGAGTATACGCTGGCGCATTGTACTTTGAGACGTACAATGCAGAGGTAACTAGGCTAACGGCTAGCGTTATAGGTCAAAATAGGCTTGGCAGTACTGTTCGAGTTAGCGATTACTACGGTGTAGATATTTCTCTTAGTGATGAACTTTATGCGGGAAGGGTTACGGTTACAGGTGCTTTGAATGTGTATGGCACGAAAAACTTTTCCATTCAGCACCCACTGGACGAAGATCGCTATCTAGTACACGCTGCTGTTGAGGGCCCTACTGCTGATCTTATATATCGAGGTACCTCTAGCCTTGAAAACGGTTTAGTTGAGGTAGAACTTCCAAGATATTTTGAGGCAGCGTCAAAATTAGAAGGTAGAACGGTGTTTATTACGCCAAAAATTGCAGATGACGGCTCTCAGTGCAACATGGCAGCTTCGTCTGTAGAAAATGGTAAGTTCACAGTTTCCACTCAAGGGTGCATTGATAGCTGTTCTCATCAGTTTGATTGGCTGGTACTTGCAATTCGTGGAGATGTTGAAACAGTCGTTGAGCCACTAAAGTCGGAGTACAATGTTAGAAAAGAAAAAGAAGTTCTGCCAGAGATAGATCCAAATCTCACAGCGGGCTAGTTGACTAAGTCGATTTTGACGTCAATTTGTACACGAGATAAAAAAGAACGGGATAGAATTTCACTACACGTAGTGAAAGAGAATTCAATGATACACATCAAAGACGGCGATAGAACTCTTCAGTTTAACGGAGAGCTACTGGGAAAATCATCATCGTGGCGAAGAGGATCTCTTCGCTGGATAGAATTCGAGCTTTACAAGACAGAAAATGGCTCGTATGTTCTATCAAGAGTCGGCGTGTCAGTAGTCTACCACGGCGCGGCCTGTCATCTTGTGAAGAGATACAATCTTCAAGATGCCCCAGTAGCGAATCTCCAAAGTAGAGAGAACATGGTCCCATGTGACTCATGCTCTCCATCATTCGCGGCAGAAATCGTGTTTCCGGAGAAGAATCGCCACTGGGCACAGGTAAGTGAGAATCCAGACGCCGTGCTCGAGGCGCTCTACAAATACGACGACAGCGGCGCACGCTACCTAACGCATGTAGCACAGCGGCTTCTCGAGGAGGCGTCAAACGCCGATCGAGGCATCTCAGACGTCTACAGAGTAGAGATCATTCCATAATCTTTCGCTCTGTCACGAGATTTTTCTCGTTTCCGTGTAGTATCGAAAAGACGGAGGGATGGAATGTTTATCGTCATCGAAGGCACTGACGCCTCGGGAAAGTCTACTCTTGTAGACGCTGTTGTCTCTGAACTCACCGGGCAGCGGTCAACTGCCGGCGCGATTCAGTACCACAAGGGCGCGCCGAAAGAGTTCACTCGCAAAGGCGTACTTTCAGAGTACGTAGAAGACATTCAAGACTTCAACTGGTTCTCAGCGACAGCAGTCGCTGATCGATGGCATTGGGGTGAGGTAACGTATGCTCCGATCAAGCGTCGTCATACTAACATTGACGGCTTTGGTCTACTTGGCGTTGCTGGCTGGCGATGGACCGAGATGTTTCTTCGCGCTCGCGGCATTACTCAGTTTTGGCTGTATCAGCCGCTTGAGATTATTCAGCAAAGAATTAGAGAACGCGGAGACGACTTTGTAGAAGAGCATGAGCTCGAGCATATTTTAAGTCTCTACTCTTATGCGTTCGACAACACCATGTCGTGCATTAAGTTGCAGCCGTCAAACGGCGGATTAGATCAAGTAGCAAACCTGGCGCGTGACGTCATCAGCTACGCTAAGACATTGCAATCTGAAGTTCAGCATCTAGAAAGATTTACTTGGTACATCGGACCTCCAAAGCCAAAGGCGCTTCTCGTCGGTGACGAAAGAAACGACGAGACTGACACGATGTTGCCTTTCAAGCCTTCCGGTGCAAATTCAGCAGACTATTTGTTGAACGCCCTACCGTGCGAAACCTGGCGCGACTACGGAATCATAAATTCTGCCGATGTCTATGGAGAAGACATCATACGACTATATGAAGCTCTTAATCGGCCAAAAGTTATAGCCCTTGGTCGCATGGCAGAAAAGCGTCTTCGTCAATGCTCACTCTACGAAAGTCTATACACAGTTCTTCCGCATCCTCAACATGTTAGACGATTTCACTACTCTGATCAAACAGAGTATGGTCGCGCAATTGATAGCTTCGCAAACGGAAACACACAGGAGTATGCGTCATGGGTTCTTCGCTGACAGCAATTCACATCGAAGACGGAGTAAACGGCTACGTTGATCTTGTTCATCACGTGCTTGAGCACGGCCGCGAGGTGTCCCCACGCGGTGTGAAGACAAGAGAAATTGAAGACGCAACTGTATTCATAGACAACGTGTACGACGCAATGCCGATGGGCGTTGGTCGAGGTGTCGTCCCGGGCATTGGCGCCGTTGAGGCGTGCCAACTCGTCGCCGGTAGGAGCACGCCACGGACAGTGATTGCTATAGGTCCGCAGTTTACGAATTACGCTGAGAACAACGGAGAATTTCACGGAGCGTACGGTCTACGTACAAATGGCCAGTACGCTCACGTTGTAGACAAAATCAAGAGTGACCCAGACACGCGGCAAGCAGTCGTGACGATCTGGAACCCTGAGTTTGACAACATGCCACAGAAGCGTGACTACCCATGCACAGTTCTTCATCAGTTTAGAGTTCGTGACGGCAAACTAAATATGAGTGTCTACATGCGCTCAAACGACGTGTGGCTTGGTGCAGCGTACGACTTTTTCCAGTTCACGCGGGTGCAGTTAGCGATCTGCTCGATACTTGGAATAGAGCCAGGCACGTATGCGCATCACGTTGGGTCGCTTCACATCTACGAGTCAAATATAGATGCGGTGACTAAGTTGCGTAAGACGAGCGCCCCTGTCGACCCAATTCCGTATTTTGCTGGCAACTCGTGGGCAGACGTCGCACTATCTGCGCAGAACTGTCTTCTCGCCGTTGACCCCGAAGCTTTGCACGTACCGGAGCTAAACGATACAGAGCTCTGGTACGTTAACGCAATGCGCTCCGCTATCGAGAGCAACGAGGCCAAACTCGGAAATGCCTAGTGATGAAAACGAAGAAGCTTTTGAGTATGCGTCTCCGATGCATGCCGCAGCGATTGGCATGCACGAGATGTACATCACGCTGAAGTCTGCCGGGTTTTCAAGAACTGAAGCTCTCGAGTTGATAGCAAGAATGCTTTCATACGGAGTCACAGAGACTCTAATAATTGAGAGCGAGCTTGGTGACGATGACGACGACGACGACTAACGCGCGGCCATCGTGGCAGTCGACATGGCTCACCGTTGCGACTGTTATTTCGCTGCGCTCACGGTGCTCAAGAGCGCAGATGGGCGCAGTTGTAGTGTCAAAAGACCAGCGTGTCTGCGCCACCGGCTATAACGGGCCGTCGGCGTCGTGGCCTGAAAGCGGCGACTGTATCGACTGGTGCCCAAGAGCGCGCGGCGAGTCACCACTAGACAACATCTATGACCAGTGCCCGTCAATTCACGCTGAAGCAAACGCGCTGCTGTACGTAGACAGATCAAGCGTTGAAGGCGGAACAATATACATCACAAGTCCGCCGTGTATGCAGTGCGCAAAGCTAATTACAAATTCCGGGTTGTTGCACGTCGTATGTTATATTGGCGAGCACGACATGCACCGCAATCCGTTGGATGTCGTCGAGTACATTAAAAAGTGTGGAATAAGCGTTACGCTTGTCGCGCACTCGGAGTGACGTATAGTGGCTGATCTTTCTCAAGTACAACTTCACCTTGTCAACAGCGTAGAGTCTGCGAATGACTTTCTTTCGTGGCTTAGCGAACGACGGCCACACAACGCCATCGCGATCGACACGGAGACGGGCGAGATACCTGGAAACCCGAGGCAGCATGCGCTGTCACCGTGGCACGGACGTCTTCGGCTAGTTCAGGTCGGTGATGGCATGCAGGGCTGGTCAATACCGTGGGACGAATGGTCGGGAGTGTTCTACCAGGCGATGGAGCGCTTTGACGGTCCGATCGTCTGCCACAACATCGCGTTCGAGGCACGCTGGTTTGAGACTCAGTCACGCTGGAAAATGCCATGGCATCGCGCGCATGACACGATGATTATGGCTCACATTGTCGACCCGCTTGGTTCAGGCGCACTGAAGCGTCTTGCCGCGCTGCACGTCGACGCGCGTGCAGTTGCATTACAAGACACTCTTGATCAAGAGCTATCAGCCAACGGTTGGACCTGGGGAACTGTTCCCACAAACTTTGAGCCGTACTGGTCGTATGGCGCGCTCGACTGCGTTCTTACAATGCGTCTCTGGGAAATGTTCTACGAAAAGTGCGGACCTAACGGCGCGTACCACAAACCGTATGAGCTCGAGATGGCGACTCGTAAGATCGTCACGAGAATGGAGATCAACGGCGCTCGAGTTGATCTTGACTACTCGCAGAGAAAGTACAACGAGCTTAGCTCATACACCGAGTCTGTAAAGAACTGGGCTAAGAATACGTACAACGGAACTTCTATAACGAGCAACATACAACTTGTTCGGCTGTTTGAGAGTCTTGGCGCTGAGATCACTGAGTTTACTCCGACCGGTCAGAAGTCTTGCACAAAGGATCAATTGAGGCTGCTAGCACAGAGCCCGATAGCGGAGGTCGCTAATCTCGCGGACACTGTTCTCAAGCAGCGTAAGGCCGACAAACTTGCTGGAACGTACTTTCTAAACTTTCTCACTGAGTCAATTGACGGCATTGTTCACCCGTCTGTGAAGACTCTTGGCGCTCGAACGAGCAGAATGTCGATCACAAATCCGGCGCTACAGACATTGCCGAAAGGCGATGACGTTGTTCGCCGAGCGTTCATCCCAAAAGACGATGACCACGTGATTATCACTTCTGACCTCGACCAGGTTGAGTTCAGAATGTTCGCGTCTCTATCTAAAGATCCAAATCTAATTACGCTGTTCAACAGGGCGGACGCAACTGGCTCTGACCCGTTCACGGAGATTGGCAGAGAGATCTACAACGATCCGACGATGCAGAAGTCCGATAAGCGCCGCGCGCTGATTAAAGGCACGGTGTACGGAAGACTCTATGGCGCCGGTGTCGCGAAGCAAGCCGTAACTGCCGGCGTTCCTGAGCCACAGATGCGACAAGTTTCTGATGCATTTGATCGCAGATTTCCGGGCATGTCGTACTTTCAAAAGCAGATCGAGGACGCCGGCATGCGAAGGTTGCAGAGCGAGGGCCAAGGCTACGTATATACGTGGACAGGAAGAAGACTGCCGTGCGACGAAGACAGAGTTTACACGCTTGTGAACTACCTCATTCAGGGTGGAGCGGCAGAGGTCTTCAAAGCAAATCTTGTCAAACTCGATCAAGCCGATTTGACTGAACTTCTCATCGTCCCGGTTCACGACGAAATAGTTCTACAGGCGCCACGAAAAGACGCAGACGAGATCAAGCAGATAGTGAAGCAATGCATGACCACGTCTGACGGCTGGGATGTGCCACTGACCGCTGACGTAGACGGCCCGCTAGAGACGTGGGGCGACAAGTACTAGTGAATAGGTACATGGAAAAAGCGATAGAGCTCGCTCACAGCAGCAAGTGCAGGCACAAGCACGGGTGCGTTGTAGTCAAAAACGGAAAGATCATTTCAAAAGCCACAAACAAAAAAGTCGGAGACCCGTCCGTGGAGTTTCGTCTCGCGCTTCACGCGGAGTTTGCGGCTGTTGTAGCGGCAGGAACGCACGCCGCGGGTTCAACAGTCTATGTAGCCAGAGTCCAAGCAGACGGCTCGACTGCGCTGTCTAAGCCTTGTAAGAAGTGTGAAAATATGATGAAAAGATCTGGAGTATCTAAGGTAGTGTGGACATGACAATTTATTTGTGCGTCGATCCAGGAAAAATGAGCGGTATAGCCGCCATAAGCTACGACCATCAAGAAGCGCCAGAGCTAGTCGCGTCAGGCGAGTACGACGCCAGAAACTATCATAAGCCGATCATAGAAACTATTGTAGCGTCTTATTACACTAAGACACCGATCAAGGTGATTTGTGAAAGGTTTACGATCAACGCGCAGACTGTTAAGAACTCTCAAGCGCCGTACAGTCTAGAGCAGATCGGAGTTCTCAAGCACTTGATGCTTGTAAATGGGCTTGAACCCGACGACATAGTGTTTCAGTCACCGTCAGACGCAAAGAGAATGTTTGACAACAGCGCACTGAAAAAGTTAGACTTTTGGCACAAAGGTGGAGACGGCCATGCGCTTGACGCGATACGTCACGGTTTGTTGGCAGTCACAAAGGATGGCTGGGTGCCTCGTGCTTTGTTACAATAGATACTGAAGAAAAAACTTCAACATGTGCATACTTTGCACTGTAATATGTGATACAGTGATGATTACTCAACGACGACAAGAGGTTTTTAGTGGCAGTTCAGGTAGAACTAAGTCAAGACGGCTCCTCAATTCACATTCATGCTGAGTGGCGATACAAAGAGCTATGTAAGAGCATCCCCGGCGCGTCGTGGGCTGCAAAAGATGGTGTTTGGAAGGTTCCTACAAGTTGGGCCTCGTGCTTGGCACTGCGATCTGTCTTTCGCGAAGAACTTGAGATCGGTAGCAGACTAACAGACTGGGCAGTCAATGAGCGCACGTCACGAGTAGACCCGTGTAATTCACTCCGTGAGCTCGAGGCACTTCCAGACGGCGACGGCTACAATGAAGATCTGTTCCCGCACCAGCGCGCTGGAGTCGAGTTTCTCGCTGCTGCACGTCGCGCGCTTCTCGCCGATGAGCCGGGGCTAGGAAAAACAGCACAGGCTATTCGAGGATTAAAGAAAATCCAAGATCTCGGTGATGAGGTATTCCCGGCTCTCATCGTTTGCCCGAACACCGTCAAGAAAACTTGGAAACGCGAGTTTTCTCTTTGGTGGCCAGAGGTAAACGTTCAGGTTATCGCCGGGTCTGCGGCTCAGAGACGCAAGCAGTTTGAAGAAGAAGCAGACGTCTACGTGATCAACTGGGAATCTCTTCGAGCGCACTCAAGGCTTGCGCCATACGGGTCTGTTGCGCTTGCTCGATGCGTTGAGTGCGGGGGTCACGACGACAAAGTCAGTGAGACTCGTTGCGAGGTCCACCAACGTGAGCTAAATCAGATTGATTTCAAGGCGGTTGTAGCCGACGAGATCCACAGATCGAAGGACCCAAAGAGCAAGCAGACGCGTGCGCTATGGTCTGCGACTGGCGAGGCCGACATTAGATTCGCGATGACTGGCACTCCAATCGCTAATGATGTTCTTGATTTTTGGCCGATTCTGCATTGGATTTCCCCCGAGGAGTGGCCGAGCAAGACTAGGTGGATCGACAGAATGGTCGACATCATGCTCAACGCATTTGGTGGCATGATGGTTCTTGGCGTAAAGCCGCACATGCGCGATGAGTTCTACGCCGCAATCAACCCGAGGATGCGTAGGATGCTTAAAGAGCGCGTGCTCCCATGGCTCCCGCCCGTAATCATGGACAGACGCGATGTCGAGATGTCGGCTAAGCAACGAAAAGCGTACACTCAGATGCAGGAAGTAATGATCGCCGAACTGGAGCACGGCGATGCTATTACTGCGCCAAGTCCGTTGACACAGACACTTCGTCTACTTCAATTTGCAAGCTCTTTTGCGGAGATAGACGTAGACGAAATGACTGGAGAAATCCAAGTAAAGCTCGCTGAGCCATCGTGCAAGGTCGACGCGTTGATGGACGATATACAGAACGGAGACTTTGGAGATGACTCAGTTGCCGTCTGCGCTGTTTCTAGGCAGCTAATTGAACTGCTGAGCGCGCGCCTAGAAAAAGCCAAAATTCCTCACGGGCTAATCACAGGCGCACAGGACGAAGACGAGCGTCAGCAGGCAATTGATGATTTCCAAGAAGGAAGAATCAAGTGGATTCTCTTCACCGCGCAGGCGGGTGGCGTTGGAGTGACGTTGACTGCTGCTCGGCGGCTTATCATGCTTCAGCGCCCGTGGTCACTTGTCGACTACAAACAGGCACTAGACAGAGTTCATCGCATCGGGTCAGAGATTCACGACTCTATTTTGATCACGGACTACGTTACCGAGGGCACTATTGAGGAGAGAGTCATTGACGTGCTGGACGTAAAATCTGAGAACTTTGAAGAAGTCGTTCAAGATAAAGCAAAGCTTCTCAAGATGCTAAAGGGAGAGTGACATGACAGTTCTAGAGACTCCGGTAGAAATCAAGCCAATACGCATATCCAACTCCGAGATTCAAACGTTTAAAGACTGTAGAAGAAAGTGGTGGCTAAGCTACTATAGAAGACTTCAGCCACGTGCACAAAAATACACTGGCCCACTGGCGCTCGGCACCAGGGTCCATGCGGCTCTAGACGAGTACTACTCGCAAGGAGTACCGCTTCTTGAGTCGTACGCAAAGTACGTCGAGATCGACAAGCAAGCGCTCATTGACTCGTTTAGGGACACAGTTGAACTTGACACTGAAGCCGAACTCGGCAGAATCATGCTTGAGGGCTACCTCGAGTGGGTAGAGGAAAACGGAATTGACGCAGAACTAGAGATGATCTCGACTGAGGAGATCATCAGCATGCCACTCTTCGATGGCAGAGTCGAGTTGCAGGGAAAACTTGACATGCGAGTCCGCAGAAAGGCGGACGGTGTTCGACTGTTTAGAGACTTCAAGACAGTCGGTGGCTCGTTTGCAGAGTTCGCCAGTCTTGCTCACATGAATGAGCAGATTCTTACGTACATGCTTCTTGAAGCGTATCAGAACAAAGATGGCGAGCGCTGCGACGGTGGCATCTTTACGATGCTCAAGAAGGTGAAAAGAACTGCTAATGCAAAGCCTCCGTTCTACGATCAGATAGAGGTTCGGCATAATCAGTTTACGCTAAGAACTTTTTGGAATCGCATACACGGAGTAATTCAAGACATGCTTCGAGTACGTGACGCTCTTGACGAAGGCTCTGACCCGCACTACGTTGCGTACCCGAGCCCCAGCCGAGATTGCAAGTGGAAATGTCAGTTTTTCGCTGTGTGCCCGCTGTTTGACGACGGTAGCGCAGCAGAGCAAGCACTTGAGGAGCTTTTCATTACAGATGACCCGTACAGCTATTATCAGACAAATGAGCCGAAAGGTAACTAACACATGAGTGGTATTCAACGGTCGTTGACCATTATGGTCTACGGCGAGTCAAAGGTCGGAAAGTCGACATTCGCAGTGACAGCACCGTACCCGCGTCTCATGCTCGACGTGGAGGGCGGACACAGATTCCTCCCGATCAACGTAAAGTACTGGGACCCGATGCGCGAGGAGCCTCCTGTAGCAGATGGAAGCTGGGACACGTGCGTTGTCAACGTGACCGAGTACGACACTGTTCTCAAGGCGTACCAGTGGCTGCAGCTCGGTAAGCATCAGTTCAAGTCGCTGATCATCGACTCGATCTCAGAGCTCCAGGTAAAGTGCGTCGACAGCATTGCTGGAAAGAATCAAATGCAGATGCAACAGTGGGGCGAGCTTCTTCGTCACATGGGCGGTCTGCTTCGAGATCTCCGCGATCTTACGATGCACCCAGTCGCGCCTCTGGAGGCGATCGTACTTACCGCGATGGCAAGAATGGGTCAAGACGGTCGCTATCGTCCGTACCTCCAGGGGCAGCTTGCCATTCAGGCACCGTACTTCTACGACATTCTCGGCGCGGTTACCGTCGAGACATTCCCAAATCCTGACCCAACGCAGCCGCCAATCAAGGCGCGTCAAATGTACGTCGAGCGTACTAGCGACTACGAGGCAGGCGAGCGTGTTCAGGGACGACTTGGTAAAGTCGTCGATCAACAGAATCTCAGCGTCGAGTCGATGCTGGACATTGTCTTCGGCCCTCGGCCGAGTGAAAGCTAACAACAACAACAACACCAAAGGATAGGTGATAGACATGACTAGCCTCAACTGGGGTGACCTCATCAGCGAAGCAGGGGATGTTGGCTACGAGCCACTTCCCGACGGCGACTACGATCTCAAGATCGTGGAGGCAAACGCCAAGGTGACTCAGACTGGAAAGACGATGTTCGCAGTCAAGGCGCAGGTTACGACTGGCGCCCACGCGAAGCGTCTCGTCTGGGACAATCTCGTCGTTTCGACCGACAACCCGAACGCTCTCGCGATCTTCTTCAGGAAGATGGGAGCTCTCGGTCTCGGTCGTGACTTCTTCTCAACCAACCCGAGCAACGCTCAGATCGAGCAGGCGCTTGTAGATCGCCCGTTCCGCGGGCAGGTTGGCAGCCGCACTTGGCAGGGCCAGAAGAAGAACGAGATCAAGGCGTACTACTCGGCCAATCCGGCGAACGCCGTTGCCGCGTCTGCCCCTCCCGCCGCAGCTGCGGCCCCTCCCGCTGCTGCGCCAGCGCCGCCCACGGCGCCGGCTCCGGCTCCGGCCGCGCCGGTCGCTGCGCCAGAGGCCGCGCCTGTTGCGGAAGCAGCGCCCGCTGCTGCTGAGGCAGCCCCCTCAGCGCCGCCTGCTGCGCCGTTCTGATAGCTGTAGGTGAGTCGCCCGCTCCGTCTTCAGGGGCGGGCGGCTAGCCTGCAATTTCTTTTCTAAGGACACAAATGCGTATTCTAATGACAGGTTTTACCGCTCTGCAAATAAACACAGAGCGTAGAACGATCAAGAAGATCGACGTGCCAGCGTCTATTGCCGAAGCACTCGAGTCTCGAGGGCACTCTGTCGACTGGAGAAGAGTGACTCCCGGGGAAGATCTCTCATCATACGACGTCGCCTGGGTAAACCTTGCGCCGCTAAACTCGCTGAACGGTCGCCAGGGCGCGATGGGTGCGCTGTACACGCTCTCCTCTGGTCTGCCCGCCGTTGGATTCTTCGATGACTGGCAATTCGCCGCAGTGTTTAACGCGTCACGAGCGTTGAAGCGACATCCAGAGCTTCTGTATAAGTATCTATTGTCTGGGCCGAGAGGCGATGAGCCGGCGACGTACTACTCGTATGATGACGCGAAGGCAGCACTTGATCGCGTCGCGGCGAAGAACCCTGAGGACGCAGCGAAATGCGGTCTTGGGCGGTACTTCTTCAATGACACTGACGAGAACATCAAGCTTTACGAAAACCAACTTGTCGCTGCTGGAGAGTCTATGCTCGCTGAGCGCTGGGCAGCAGGCCTTGTTCCGGCGTGCCCAATGTACGCGTTTGGTGATAGGCAGCTCGTAAGAAAGCGAATGCCTAAGGAAATGAATGGCATAGAAGCGCTCGACCCGAGCTCGACTATCTATAACATCCTAGCGAGCAGCGAGCCGCTGCCACCGGAGAGCAAGCAGAGATCGTGGGTTCTCGGCGCGCTGATGCCGCACGATACGTGGCTAGAAAAGAAGAAGCCCGAGTGGCCGGTAGAAATCATCGGAAGCAGAAAGCTTATTAAGAAGTTCGGCGGGCAGCGTCTTGACACGGAAGAAGACGTTCTAGCGTTCTACAACAATCACTGGGGGATTCTGTCTCCGCCGTATCCACACGCTGGCAGCGGTTGGTGGAGAAGCAGATTTATGTACGCCGCTCGAGTTAGGTCTATTCTTGTAGTAGATAAAG